AAAGTTGCCCAATATGGAAAGGGCCTTGAAAAGATTAATGAATTAGTAATGAAGACTCTTGCAGTTAAAGAGCCCGAAACCTTTACTTATAACCCAGATGAAGATGGACCAATTAAAGATGGTCAATACCCACAGTTAGACCCTAACGATCCAGTTACTTACATTAACTATGCACAATTCCCACAACCACTTCCTCTTGATAAGTTGATTGTATTAAACGAGATTCAAACCAAATTAGGAATGGGATTAGAGTCAAAAGAAGGTGCTTTACGTCAACTTGGTGAAGAATTCCCAGAGGAAAAATTGCTTGAAATTCGTCAAGAACTTATGGCTGATGCCGAGGCTGATGGTGCTCTGCAATTAATAAAGATTCAAATTCAAAAACAAATTATGGACATGACTGGAATGATGCCAGGACCTGATGGCAATAGTGCTATTCCAATGCAACCTACCGTTATAGGTGATGGAGATGTAATGGGAGATGGAATGCAAGGTCCTCAAGATCCTGATAATCCTTTAAATCCAGCCAGCCAAGAGAGCAAGGGCATTGAGGTTCAGGCTGAGGCTGAGATAAGAAACAAACTTGTCACTGACGCTTATGGAACAAAAATTCCACAAAGAAGAACAGTAGACAGGGATTAATTAGATTTCTGATGTAAAATCAGAATTTAACGAGACATATGCGTTTAAATGTAATGCAATTATCTTGTTAAAACCCAGTGATACGCCGAAAGGCATTCGGACAACGACCCAAGAAAGATAAGTGAACCCTATGGAAAATACAGTAGAAGCCGCTGATTTATTGTCACCAGAAATACTGGCTGCAATTCCAGCACAAGAAAATCCAAGTGAGGTAGGTTCTGTGTATAGCGCAGATGACATTGCTAAGGCTCGTGAGCAAGAAAAAGCAAAGTTATACCCACAAATGGAAAAGATGAAAGAAGAACTTTCATCTTTAAAGAAGGCTCGTGAAGAACAAGCCGCTAAAGAAGCAGAACGTGAACAACGTAATGCTGAAGAGTTAGTTCGCAAAGAAGCACAAAAGAAAGAAGAAGAAGAATCTGAACTTTCTTTTAAAGACCTCCTAAAAAAGAAGGAGCAAGAATTTCAGTCTCAATTAGAGTCTGAGCGTCTTGAGAGAGAACGTGCCTTTGCTCTGTTAGATCAGGAACGTAAGTTCCAAGAACTTATGACTTATCGTCAACAAAGAGTTGAACAAGAGCGGGAAAATATTGTTCCTGAACTTATTGACTTAATTGATGGAAACACTGCAGATGAAGTTGAACAGAGCATCGCAATGTTGAAAGAAAAATCTGTTCGAATTTTGTCATCTGCTCAACAAGCAATGCAAAGCGCAAGACAACAAATGGCAGGAACTAGAATTACTAATCCTGCCGCAGGACCCCTCGATAATGATTCGGAACAAAAAACGTACTCACCTGATTCGATCAGGGAAATGTCATTGGCGGATTATGCGAAACAAAGAGCCAAATTACTTGGCACAGCAGCCAGCAATCGTGGTCAGGGACTGTTCGGTTAATCCCAAACAACTACTAGGAAAGGACTTGACCTAAATGGCAAGTGCAATTACAGGTACAGCGCAGTTAGCAGGCGCTCCAACCGCTTATTCAGGCAGCAACAGCAGTCTGAGCCAAGCAATTCAAACAATCTGGTCAAAAGAAATTTTGTTCCAGGCAATGCCAATTCTTCGTTTCGAACAATTCGCAGTTAAGAAGACTGAACTAGGTGTAGCACCTGGTCTTCGTGTGAACTTCCTTCGTTACAAGAACTTCGCAGTAGATCCAACTCCTTTGACAGAAGGCGTTCGTATGACTACAAACGCACTTACTGCAGAGCAAATTGCAATTACAGTAGCAGAACACGGTTATGCCGTTGCTGTTTCTGAGTTGCTACTTAATGCATCATTCGATGATGTAATGGCTTCAGCCTCTCGTCTTCTAGGACGCCAAATGGCGCAATACCTAGACGTACAAGCACGTAACACTCTATCTGCAGCAACTTCTGCAGTGTTCGGTTATGACCGTTCAGCAGTACAAGGTGTTAATGACTGGTACAACGAAGGTACTGTAGCAACACAATTTTCTGACCTAGATGGTAACTACAAGTTATCAACTGGTGCAGTTAAAGATGCTGCTCTTACCCTTGCTGGTAAGAACATCCCTCGTTTAGGCGAGACATACGTACAATTTGTACACCCAAAGCAGTCACGTGATATTCGTTCGAACCCAGAGTTCATCGAAGTTACAAAGTACGCTGCTCCAGGTAACTTCATGCTAGGTGAAATCGGTCGTCTATACGACGTAGTATTCATCGAAACAACACAGGTTAAGAAGTTGTCAGTTAACGCTGCATACACAACTTCAACTCTTGTTGGTGCACCAGCATCTCAAATTGAAGTTCCTGTTAAGTCTAACACCAATCCAGGTGCGGGTGGAAACCCAGTATCTGCTGATTACACTGCAGAAAAAGGTTACCTAACAACAGCAACTGGTAACGGTGCTGAAGTTTACGAATCAATCATGATTGGTGACAATGCATTTGGTCACGCAATCTCTCTTCCAGTTGAACTTCGTGATGGTGGCGTTCTTGACTTCGGTCGTGAGCACGCTCTTGCTTGGTATGCAATCTGGGGTCTTGGCGTAATTACCGATCAAGCAATTGTTAAGGTTTACACCAATTAATAAATCGCTTTACCCGATGTCTGGGAGCCTTACTCCTTTTTTGGCTCCCAGCCATCACTAACTAACTTAGGAGAATAAACACCGTGGCAAACACACAGACAAGTCCGCTTGATGCAACAGGCAAGGCAGCGGAGCAAGCAGCAAAGAAAAATGCAGAAGCATTAAAAAAGCGTAAAGAAGAAATTTCTATCGCTACTCAACTTGAGGCAGAGAGTCTAGAAAAAGATGTCTTTGATCCTAAAAAACCAGATGCTCCATTAGTACTGGATGAAATCGAGAATGTTGGAGTTTCAACTGCAGGTGACATGGTTGTCATTCGCACAATCACCGACATTGATGATATGAGTTATGGGGTTGGAAATACTTACACCTTTAAAGCAGGAGTTAAGTACAGAGTTCCGAAATCACTCGCTGATTACCTAGAACAACTAGGTTACATTTGGCGGCCAAACTAAAGACTAGCCGTCGCTAGTAGTCCGACTCTCAACTGGTTCCCGCCCTCCTCCCAGTTGGGAGTTGGACCCTTTTTATTTTGCGCTGAATAAAGTTAGATTACACGAGATGATTGGCATAGAATTTTAACGGAGGTTACGTGGCCACAATTTCAAGCCTTGCAGATCGCTTAAGGTCTGAAATTGGCGATTTCCCTAAATCTTTTGTTTATACCTTTACTGCAGATGGCACTACTAATAGGTTTTTAGTTCCCTATTCTCCTCTTGATGGAGCAAATTTAATAGTAAATAAGAATGGTTCAGATATTTCTGCGGATGTAGAAGTTGAAGAGGCAACTGGCTATCTTGTTTTTGATGACGTACCTGCTAATGGTGACGATATAATTGTTGCTGGAAACTACTTTAGATACTTTACAACTGCTGAAGTTCAAACTTATATAAGTACGGCTTTCCTTGAACACTCCGCTTTCCATACCGACGCATATGGTCGTAGTGTCAGTTTACAAAATTTACCAACTCTTGAAGAGTACCCAGTAATTATTTACGCTTCAACTCTTGCTTTGTATGCATTAGCAAATGATGCTGCTTTTGATATTAACGTGTTTGCTCCAGATGGGGTTACTATTCCAAGGTCTGAGCGTTACCAACAGTTGATGCAGATGATTGAAGCAAGAAAACAACAATACAAAGAATTGTGTTCTCAACTTGGTATTGGTATGTTTAAGATCGATGTCTTTAGTTTCCGAAGAATTTCTAAAACTACAAATCATTATGTTCCAATATTTCAGCCACAAGAGATTGATGATCGTTCAGCCGCTACCCGTGTCCACCTGCCTACCCCTACCTATGGCAATGTAGAAACTCCAGTACCTATTGTTACTCAAGACCTCTTTGTCTATGAGGGAGATGCCTACGAATTCACTATTGTTCTTGATTTTGAGGTAGATACTTATACTGCAAAGTCAGAGATTTTAGGAGTAGGTATTCCTGGGGTAGTTACTAGTTTTACAATTACATATCCAAATGTTGGTACAGCAGACGGAGCAGGCCTTCGTACTCTAAAATTAGCGCTCACTGGAACACAGACCCGAATGTTACCTAGTACATCTTATTATGACGTACAGTTAACAAAAGACGGAGTCACCCACACATACGTTAGAGGAAAGATATTTAAGACGGAAGAGGTAACAGAAGTATGAGTCAGTACATTCGCCCAGGATCTACGGTCCCCATTGTAGTAAATGATGTCATCCTTATTACCACTCCTTCTGGAACTCAAGATTTTGGAACTGCTCAAAACGCTTTAGAACCACAGGCGTTAGCATATGAACATGTCCAAAATGCAGTAAGTTCTTCCTGGGTTATAACTCATAATTTAGGCTTTAAGCCTAACGTTACAGTTGTAGACTCTGGGGGTACAATATATGAAGGTGAAATAACATATACTAATTCGAACTCACTTACGGTCTCCTTTTCACAAGCGTTTTCTGGCAAAGCCTATCTATCTTAAGGAGATAATGTAAATGGCCCGTAAGTTTTTAACCCCGATTGATTTAAACAAATTAGAATTACAAAATGCAAGAATACAAAACTTAGCGACCGCTCCAGCATCTCCCGTAGTTGGTCAAGTTTACTTTGACACAGTATTACTATATTTACGCACATGGAATGGCACTGCATGGATTAATGCAAGTCAAGGCTCGCAAGGAACTACTGGAGCACAAGGTACTCAAGGTACCCTTGGAACCCAAGGAACGCTTGGTACACAAGGTGCAGTAGGTAGTCAAGGTACTGTTGGCTCACAAGGTACAGTTGGTGCACAAGGCACAGTTGGCTCACAAGGTACAGTAGGTTCTCAAGGAACTGCTGGTGCACAAGGTTTAGACGGTTCTAATGGTGCACAAGGTACCCAAGGTACTTTAGGTGCACAAGGTACAGTTGGTTCACAGGGAACTCAAGGAACATTAGGAGCGCAAGGTACTCAAGGAACACTAGGTTCACAAGGTACTCTTGGTACTCAAGGAACACAGGGCACATTAGGTGCACAAGGTCTTGACGGTACACAAGGTACTCAAGGTACTGAAGGTTCATTTGGTGGTATTACTGTTGAGTATACATATAGTAATAACACAACTATGTCAGACCCAGGCGATAACTTTGCTCGTCTAAATAATGCTAACTTAACTTTAGTTTCACACATTGCATTAGATGATAATCCTTCTGATGGTAACTACGATATTTCTAATTTCTTACAGACTAT